AGACGGACCCCGATCCGTAGGCAAAGCGGATATCCCAATAGGCGGTCCCTAGCCACCAATCGGACGAGTCGCCGTCATAGGACAGCGAAAAGGTCGTCGGGCTGGTAACGGTGACGGTCAGGGCGTATAGTTTATGCGCCGAATCGCGGACGGACGACGAAACCGTGACGCCGGTCAGGTTGGCCGGCGCGGAAGGGCCGTCCTGGACATAGGTGCAAACCGCCCCAAAGGACGTCCCGCGTTTAAATTCAATGACCGTCGTCGCCATAAGACTAGGCGGCAGTCAAACCGCGTCAGTAGGGCGGGAAGGGGTCTGTATTATCGAAAGTCAGAACTTTTTCCGATCCGTTCCAAGGTCCGTTCCATTTGTTGTTTTCCGTGGTCAACAAAGGCCAACCGTCCCAGGGTTGCGTCGCGGCTCCCTCGGTCCCGTAAAGAACCCCCGCCAGATACCAATATTCCGGAAGGGTAAGGGTCCCGTAAGTCCGTTGAATGACGTCCCACCCTTCTTTATTATCGTTCCAGACGATGTCGGCAATAAGAACGCGTTGGCATTTCAACGCCGACCAAGCGGAATCAAAAGGCGGGTTTGCGATTGTCGTATTTTGGACCCCTTCTGGGGTTTCGACCGTCAAATCTTGTTTATAAGCCAAATTCCAACCGACTTGAATATCCCCTCCGGTCCCGAAATTGGGGGCCGACTTTTCCCAACCGTCGCCGTATTTGGCGAGAATTGCGAGAAATGGGGCGGTCGACAAAAATCCGTTGATATTTCGGACGAGGTAAACGCCCCAGGTGTTAGCTCCATAGGTTGACGATGATTGGCCGCCTTCCCCTAGGTTGTAAGTCGTCGTTTCCTCCGCATCCGGAAAAAGGTCTTTGTCTAGGCTTTCGGCCAAGGCCGCGGCGGCGTCGTTAACAATCGTCGAGCCGGCGGAGTCGCCAGCGCCAAGGGTGACCGTATTTGTAACGCCGCTAATGGTTGTCGTAACTGTTGCCGTAGCGCCGGGGCCGGCCAGCGTGATATTATGGGTCGAGCCGCTGCCAAGGGTTGCGGTCGAGCTTGTCGACGATCCAGCGCCTAGGGTATAGGCCGTCGTTCCCGATGCCGGCCCCATTTGCAGATTAGAGCCGGTCGAAGTCCCGGAAGGGTTTAGGTTGTAGGACGTCGATCCAGCTCCTGACGGGTTGAGGTTATAGGATGAAAGTCCGTTAACCAGGGTATAGGACGTCGTTGCGGTGTCCCCAGGGCCAAGGGTATAGGACGTCGTTGCGCCGCCTAGGACGTAATGCCCATTAACCAATCCCGTCCCGCCTAGGGTGTAAGTTGTAGTTCCCGATGCGCCTAGCCGGAGAGTCGACGCGGTTCCTCCCGCCCCGAGGGTGTAGGTCGTCGTTCCGTCTCGTCGAATAGCTGGCATAGGTCAGGCTCCGGGTTGGATTTTAACGAAGCCGTTTTTATCCATCCAAGGGCTAGAAACGTTTCCGCCAATCGTTTTTTGGCTGGTTGGAAAAATGGCAACCCCTTTGACGATGCATTGGGTAAGGCTCGTAGTATATCCGCCTGGGGTGTAGCCGGCTGCGCCGTCGCGGTATAGGCAAAAGCCGTTTGCCACTTGGACTTTCCAATCGTTCCCATCTTTTAACACGCGGACTTCAAATTGGAAGGGTCGGCCGTCTTCCCGCGGATCGTCGTTAACTACGACTTGCGTCCCGCCGGAGCCGTAGGAGATTTGCGCGCCTTGGCCGACGTAAGGGATAACTAGGCCGGTGGAGATGCCGGAAAGCGCGTCGTTCAGCTGGCCGGCGGAGATAACCCCACCAGGCGCGAAACGGTCGGCGAATTGATTCCCTAGGCCGTTCGGTCCAATTAGCGGGTTATTCATCTTTAAAAGACGGTGTCCCCTTCCGCGTAAATGTCCTTATCCCAGCCAAGGAGGCCGCCATACATAAGGTCATAGGTAACCTTAATAAATGGCGCGGTTAAGGTTTCCGGCGTCCCGATCGGTTCGATATTGGCCGCGGTAACCATCCAACGGTCGCCATAGACAACCCCGTAAACCAGCCAGGGCTTAAGCAGAGTCTGGGAGTCGCCTGATTTAAGGTATTTGCCGACGTTGCCGGAAAGTTTTTCCGCAAGGCCTGAATTGGACGAATTAAAATAGATAACGCCGCGGACCGTGGTCATCGGGCGGAGGTATTGCCGGACGCCGGCCTTGATGTTAACCGTAGCTGCGGTCGTCGACACGCCGAACCCCTTAAACAAGTTTTGAACGACCCCTGTATCCGCGTCCGTATGCGGGACGAAAATCGCCTTATTTTTGGGGTCGGAAGGGACGCCCGCTAGGACGTTTAAAGAAATAGACGGGTCCGTAATTTTCGTAAAGTTAGGGTGTGTCTCGATAGGCTGCGCCGCGGTATTAACAACCCCTTGGATATGCGGGTCCGTGTAACCGTTTTCGCGGTTAATTCCCATATAGTCGACCGTCAGCATAGCGACGCCGGCTTTGGACGTCGTGATCCGATAACGATAGGAGAACATCGGGAATCCTAGGTTATCAGGATAGGCGACGCCGGCCGTAAAGCTGGAAATTGCTACCTGAAGGTTGGCAGGGGCGGAATCGACCGCGAACGTTGCTTGCGCTTGGGCCAAACCAAAGGCGTCAAGTTCGACCGTCCCGGTCGGTTGCCGGACGGCGAATTCCAGCGAATTTCCATAATCGATTCGGGTAGGCATATTGGGTTAACGGCCGGCGGTGGCGATTGGCGGGGCGGCGTGGGAAACGTCCCTGGGGCGAGTGTTGGCTGCGATCTCTCGGGTAGAGTCCAGCATTTGCGTCTGATAGGTCCCCGTTTGGACGGACGCGATATCTCCGGCTCCGATGGCTTGGAGCGAGGAAGCGGAAAGAGCGCCGGCGAGTTCTTCGGTCGGACGGGCGGGACGGGCGGCGCGGGCGGCGATATATTCGTCTGACATTTTTTTAAATTCCGCGTTAGCTGCGGTCGCAACAACCCCGGTAGAAGGAAGGGCTTGTTTCATAATAATCGCCATTTCCTCGGCGTTAATACCGAATTTCGTCTTATATTCGGCCGCCATTTTTTCGGCGGCGACTTGCGCAGGGGAACGTTCGCCGTATTGCTCCGCGTATTTTTCAGGCGTCCGGCGCTTCATTTGTTTAAGCGCGTCAAATTCGGTGGTGTAATCAATCCCGACTTTGGCGACGCCGGCGGACGCGGCCGCAAGTCGTTTCATCTGTTCTGTGTAACGCTCCAGGGCGGCGACCTTCTTTTCGATGGCCGCAGCGCCTAGGATTTCGGCGCGGGTCTGGGCTTTGACGGAAGCGGTTTGTTCCTCAATAGCCGATCGGCCTTGCTGGATGACGGGAACCATTCCTTCCCCGTATTTCCCAAATAGGGCAACAGCGCCGGCGCGGGTCTTTTGGACGTTCCCGAATTTATCCCATTGGTCGGCCAGAGCCAAGAGCGCTTCGGTCGCGGTGTAAGTCCCGGCTTCCAGCTTGGCGGCGTCCATTCCAAGGGAGGCAAAGAGGTTTCGGGATTGGGGGTCTTTCTTTGCGCGCTCAAGCGACTTGTTAGCTTCAATCAAACCGCGGCCGACGATATCCATAGAAACGCCGGCTTCTTTGCCAGCGTAGGCAAGTTTTTGAAACTCTGCGGACGATTGGCCGGTCCGGCTGATTGCCAGGTTAAGCTCGTGCATATAGGCAATCCCGGCCTTGAACCCTTCAAAGGCTTTAGAGGCAAGGGTTCCGATGGCAAATAGGCCGGCAATAGAAGCGCCAATCGCGCTAATCTTGTCGGTCATATTTTTAGCTAGCGCCGATCCAGCTTGGGCGGCCGCTTCGTTTGCTCCCTTGGATACTCCAGAGAAGTCGCCGCCAAATTTAACTTTTACGTCGTCGGCCATAAATCAGTTAGCGCGGGGGTTGGGTTTAGGCAAGTCGGGGCCGGAAGCCTTGGCCGTTTCCATCGCTTCCCATTCTTCGTCTGAAATGATTTCCACCGTAGAACCTTCGGCTTTGCAGTTGGCGAAATAAATCCAAATTGCTTCGGATTCAGGCATCGTCCAGACGGTTTCGGGGGCGTAGCCGTTGCGGACTAGGGACGCGACGATTGTCAGCTGCCAAGGGATTGCGACGGATTTATGCTTTTCGTCTTTTTCCCAAAGGCGCGGCCAAAGGGATTGCGCTTCAAAATAGGTAACCAGGTTAGACAGTTCTTTAAGGAAGCGCTTTGGCGAATGGTTATAAAGGGCAATTCGGAATTGCTCCGCGATCGTCCAGGGTTTGCGAATATCGTCCAGGTTGTGAGTCGATAGGACCCGCGCAGCCAAGACTAGGTCGGTCGGACCAATCAGCTTGTTGGTATCGATTGCCGGCGAATTAAGGGCTTCTAGGGCGACGCGGTGGCGGAGGCAAAAAGGCAACAGACGAACCCCGGCGACCTTAATAGTCGGCCGGAGAATCGTCGTCGCTTTTATCCATCGCTTTTCCATCGATGGGTTAATCCCCGAGGGGATTAGGTGATTTCCTGATACTTAACGCCCTTAACCGTAATCTTGCGGAACGAATTATTCGTCCCGTTATCGTCGACCGACTTGATGATATAGGTAATCGAGTTATAAGCAATCGTGTTGCCGACGACCGGGAGGGTCGCGCCGGCCTTGAGGATGCCGGAGAGGGTAACGTCGATCTGCTTGTCGTCGACGCGGTCCGTGATGATTCGGCCCGTTTCGTCGGTTACGGTGACGTCAATATTTACCTTAGTCGAAAGGTCGTCTGCCTGAAGGGTGATAAACGCTTCGGTCGAATAAAGGCCGAAAGTATGGTCAACGCCGTAAGTAGTGGGAAGGGGCATCGTCGGAAGTTGTTAAGACTAGGCGGCAGTCAAGCGGGAGGGTAGACCGCAAAAAGGGTGAATTGTAGGACGTTTCCGTAGCGCCGGTCGGCCACCCCTTCGTCGTC